CAAGACGGCATATACTCTTTCAGAGTGTTTTCGCTGATGCCTATATCAGCCTGTTTTAAGAAGATTTTGGTGTAGGTTTCTTTCCAATTCATTTTTCACTGACAGTTTCACCCTGGGTCAATTTGACCACTGTGAAGTCTTCAGTGTTGAACATGGTGTTCATCTTTTTGGCTAGATTGAATGCGTGTCCAGGATTTGAAAACGATACTTTCTTGTATTTTGGTCCCGGGTAGTTGTTCAGCATGTTTGCTGATTTTAAATTGAATGGTTTATTTTTGTAGAACACTGCCCATATACCTTCAGCCGCAAGTACCTGTTCGCTCTTATAAGATTTGCGATCGGTGGATTCTAGTAATATAGTCGGCTTAGGTCTACTCATATTATATGAGTATTTATCTACCTTGAGGTAGTATTATAAATTACCGCCGTCTACTTTAACTTCTATGGTTTCTGCTTCTGTGCTGGTATTCTGTGCTATTAGACCCTCATAGTCGCCCGCTAAACGGGCCAACACTGTGGCTAGGCTATATGTGACTTGCTTGGCTGTGTTGATGTCTAAACGCACTTCTTTTTGGTTACTGAGGTCTGCACCTTTAACTTGTTGTATAAATTGTTGCAGACTGGCTGTATTAATAGGGTAATTTGTTGGCATTACTTAACTCCGTTTTCATTTCTAATGATGTTCTAAATGGTCCTTTGTAAGGATAATTGTCTAATGTTAATAATTTAGGACAGTAACTTCTAACCCATCCTTTTTCAAATTGAATAACATAGTACCCAGCACAGTATAAACTTTTAGATTTTTTACTTTTATTAAACAATGGTAATTTACGTTTCACATCGAAAACCATATTGAATGCTTTAAATTTTGAAGGGTAATCATAAACTGAATTATCTTCGTTTTCCTTTTCTTCTGTTGGTATACTTAATGTTGATCCCCACATCAACTCTCCATCAAAACTTCCTTGGAGTTGTTGTTGATTATCAAACAGTCTAGTACCATCGGTACAACTAAACATATATCTTCTATCTTCTTGTCTACATATAGTTCCTACTTTTTTTCCGTCGGATTCTAATATCCAGAATCTATTTTCTAATATCGGCTTTGCAAAAAATTTATTTGTCATGCTATTGCCTCCTCTTTAAGTTTATATTTTGCATTTAATGGTTCTGCATACGTCTGTGGATATTCTGCAATTTTTTGCATATCCCATTTAGCACAAAATTTTATTAATTTTAATCCTACTTGTTCAACAGTTTTAGGTTTAACATTGTTGATAGTATCCTCAATCAATGTTCTTATTTCCTTAGGTTGTGCTGTCAAGTCACACAAAGTTACATTTCTTTGAAAGTCTTCCATCACTCTATGCTCGTCGCCATTGTGATCAACCCAACGTTGTAGCATCATGTTATTCCAGTTGTATCCTTTAGAATCTCTGTCTTCGAATGCATCTTGTAAACCAACCTTCTTTTTAGTTCCTTTTGTACGCACACCTGGATATGCGGAAAATACATTATCAGCAGTATCGCCTCTCATACATTTTTCAAACAGTAACCATTGTGGATTTGGAGCAGGTTTTTCTTCTTTAGTCTTTTTATCTATTACTCTATTTCCTTTTGCGTCAAAATATCCTTCATGAGTGATTGTAACTTCAGTTATGCCGTTATACTGACACACATTAGGAGCAATCAATTGAGCAAAGTCGCCATCTGTTGAAACAATAATATGATTGTCATTAGGGTGTGATTGTACCCAGCCTGCAATTAAATCATCTGCTTCAAGTTGAGGATTCTGAATAGCAGTGCAGTTTGTTTTTGTGTCTATAAATTCTTTGAAATTATCAAATGTTTCCCAAAATACTAAATCTTCTTCAACTTCTTTTTCTGTTCTGGCATCTCTAGCATTTTTTCTATTACGTTTATAAGGTTCATAAAAGTCTTTACGCCAACTTCTACCTTCCAAACAAAATACAACATGGTCACCTTTAAAATCTTGCCATACTTTACGAATACTGTTTAATGTAATATGTAGAGCCATTCCTATCTTAGAATCCAAATCACTCTGTATTGCGTGTTTGGCTCTAAAAAATGTATTGGCTGTGTCTACAATTATATAATTCATTACTCGATTAACTTATTTCTGATTTATCTTCACTTAAATTTTTAGTATTAATGTATCCAGCACCTCTTGTAGGATCTAAACCTTCTTCATCAAGAATATTTTGAGCTATTGTTCTGAACCAACCATCTACTATTTGTTCATTTGATTCTCCTTTGTAGCCTGCATCTAACAATTTCTCAATAAACTCATTGTTCCAATCTAGTTCAAAGAACCCGTTTCTTATGTTGTCTCCATTAATTTTTGTGTCTAACACAGCAACCCAAGGTTCACCTTTTGCTGTTGCTTGTTCTTTTTCTTTCATTAATGCATCTAACTTTGGATTTTTACCAGTTTCTTTAGAAGTTGTTTCTTTCTTCTTAATAAACTTGTCTTTTACTTCTTTAATTTTCTTAATGATGTCCATTATTATTCTCCATTTTTTCCTTGTTTATTTTATCAAGTCCCCCAGGCATTTCCGAATATGTCGACGTGTAGTCTTGGAGTGTATCTCCATCCTCTTGCCATTGCCAATTCGGCAACTCTTTTTGTGTTGAGTGTGTATGTTTCTGATCTGCCTCCCAGTGGCATGACATAAACGGGAACGTTGACTCCCACTTGATTGAACTCGGCAACTGCTTGTGCAACTTCATCAACATCGGAAGAATCAGCAACCACAAATTTGAAATACATTTCACTGTTAGGAATCCCATTATAAGACCTAGCAATTTCAGGTTTAATAGCAGTGTCCCACGGTTCACCTGATACGGAAAGTTTTGGAGAGCATGACCAAGTGACTTGGAATCTGTTTTGTTTTCTAAGATAGTCTTCAAAATCCTTATGTAAAGTCTGCGTTGTGTTTGTTTCGAAAGTAACATTTTTTAAATCCTTCATTCTTGGATGTTCAAATAGTTCGATGTATGTTCTTTGCCATCCTAACAAAGGTTCACCGCCTGTTAAAATAAAGTGTACATCTTGTCCATTAGACATAGTCCACTTGCCTTCGGGAGTTAAAGATAATATATGATCCACAACCTCGTCAACAGTTTTATCCATCATGAACTTTTTAAACTCAGGATAGATACTGGCATAAGTGTCACAGCCTGTATGAATTATTGGCAAGTCTTCAAACTTATCCACTTTGTCGATAATCCCCTCATCTAACAACTTCTTAACTTCTGGATTGTATTTTATTCCTTGTTTGAGTTTTTCTGCTCTGTTTGGTTCTTTATCTAATCCAAAGTTCATACAACGAAAATTACAACCAAATGTTCTTAAGAACACACTGGGTACTCCAACAAAACGTCCTTCGCCTTGTATGGAATAAAATGCTTCTGAATATCGAAGTTTACTACTCATTGATTTAGTTATGACCTTTCATGCTCAAACATATATCATAGAACTCTTTCTTAAGAGGAGCATGTTTATCAAATGCACCCAACATGATAGCAGTTGTCATATCTGATTCATGTTCTCTTACACCTCTGTGTGTCATGCAATGATGTTCTGCTTTGATCAGTACAGCCACATTTGGAGTCTTTGCATATTTTTGTAATGCTTCAGAAATCTGTGTTGTCATTTCTTCCTGTATCTGAGGTCTTTCAGCAATGTGATGAACTAATCTATTAAATTTAGATAATCCAATAACTTCTTTTTCTGGAAGAACACCTATCCAACACTTACCTACAATATTCTGAAAGTGATGAGCACAAGTTGATTTAACACTGATTGGACCACTTGTGTATAAACTTCTATAACCCATGTTAGGAAAAGAAGTAATTTTAGGCGGTTGAATAAATCTACCACCAAATATTTCTTTTATGTACATTTTAGCAACACGTCTTGCAGTCTCTTTTGTGTTATGATCATTTTCAGTATCAATTACTAATGCATCGAGTACTCCTGAAAATGAATCTTCAACTTCTTTCTGAAGTTCTTCCAACTCGCCTTGTTCTACAAAATCAGCAATATTGTCATTGCTATGAAATCTAACGTCTTTTTCCTTAAGCCTTTGTCTTATTCGTTCAGATGCTTTCATTAATCCCTCTTGATGTATGTTTCTAATACTTCTAATTGATCATGGTATTCAGCAATCACTTTTAATTCTTTTTCTATAGTTTCAAGAATGTCTCCGTGTTCACCAATTCCCACAGCCTTCTCCATGTATATTTCAACATTGGCTTTGTGTTTTTCTATATGTCCTTTGGCGTGTGCCACAAGTGCATCATATATGTGTTGTCTACTTGCCATTTTTATTTCTCCTATGTTATTACTATATTAACAAATTTTATCTAATTTGTCAATGATTTGTTTAAGAACAATTTGGTTTCCTTCTTCAGTGTAGTGATTAATTTCACCTCTATGTTCATGCCAAATATCTGTTAAATCTAATGTGTTCTTTTCAAAAGAAAATTGGTTACTGATACTAAAATTGTCCACAGCCAAATATGGAATTGGTATGAATCTGTTTATTTCTTCACGTAAAATTTGATATAGATCTTTTTGGTACTCATCATCGTAATGATGATAAAACCAATTTTTAGCAGTTTTCAACCCTGGATTGAACCAATCAACTTTATCGTGTAAATCAGAGTATATCAAATCACAATGTTTATGTAACCCTTGTTTGTGTACAGGATGTTTAGGTGTGTGTATTCTGCTAGGACTAGTATGACACACAATAACACAATCATAATTGTTAACCCAATACGAATCATGAGCACTTAAATCATGTAATTGTTTCAGTATTTTATATTCTCCCACACCAGCCTGTGCCAAATTGTTCACAGCATGAGTTTCGGATAATATCAAAGGCCAACCGATACCTTCACCACCGGGCCATTCACAACCAAAACTGTCGCCTGTTATTAATATTCTTTTAGCCATTTCAAATATTCTGTTGCTATTATTGTATGATATTGATTGTTAAAATGTTCTTTGTCTTCAATAAAATAATCTTCTGCTTTGTGTCCTAATGTATTTAGATGTTGTTCCACACTCTGTTCAGCTCTTTTCAGGGTATCAATTTTACCAAAATAATCTGACTCACTGGGCCACACACCTCTGCTTCTAAAATTAAACACATACAACTTTGTGTTATTTGCTGTACACATCTTATCCCACATATACATATTTTTTAAAAATTCTCTTTTTTCTATTATAGTGTTGCACTCGTAAAACAATTTTACAGACATATAAGGATCTTTTCTTAGATCAGGTGATGTCAACCCATGTTCTGCTGAAAAGCCAATACTTGGTATTTTTTTATAATCATCCCCCACAGGCTTCTGTAATATCTGCACAGTGTTTCCTGCAACAGGTTGATCAGAAAATTTTCTAACATTTTCAGTTGATTCTGGATGTTCGTATGTGAATTGATCTAATGGACCTGCTTCATGTTGTAAGTCTGGATCAAAACTTAATTCTATTCTATTCAACGGAGCCAAACAAATAAACACTTCGTCGATATCGTTATATTTAGAAAACATATTAGCCAACCAAATTGTGTACAAGTTGTTAGTTGCACCTGGTTGAGCATAAATTATAATATCTTTATTGTGAATTTCAGAATATTTTACTGCATAATTATTATCGTTCCAAAATGTAAAACTACCTGGACCAACTTGTCCTTCAATGGTTTTATATCCTACTGTGTGGCTATCGCCTATAAAAAGTGATCTGCTCATTGTTTTACCTTTATATCAAAGTTTGCAATACATCGTGGGCCATTTTTAGGAATCCCACCTCCATGCATTATTTTACCATCAAAGATAATTGCTCTACCTTTTTTTGGCTCAACTGATTTTATAATTTTTCCATCATTGTCAAAAAATACTGTATCTCCATCTGCATCATTAACAAAATAAATCACTGCCATATGATCTACTTCTATATCAATGTGAGGTGCATAGTGTGTTAGTTCTGTTGCATGTGGTACTGTGATAAACACTCTTGCCAACATAATATTTTGCAATATTAAATCATTTACATTGCACAAAGCCTGAGCCACCATTCCAAAATTGTCAAGGTGTTTACTGATTGATGTATGTGATTTAAGCAAATGTACAAAACTTAATGGCGGTTGATTTGTTTCTTTAGCAGTTATTTCATATTTGCATTTAAAATCAACACTGGGGTCAATGAACTCTTCACCTTTGCTTTTAACACCTAATGTAATTAACTCAAGATGATCTTGCAAATAAGCAGGTATTAGATCATCATAAACTTTAATAAATGGTTCATTATTCATTTTTTGTGTAATCCCCTTTGCCTGGTATAACATTCCTTACACCACCTTTGGGATTTTCACAATCACCTTTTTTCCTAGGAATAAGATGAACGTGTGGATACATCACAGTTTGTCCTGCCGCTTCACCAACATTGATCCCAACATTGTATCCGTCAACAACACCTTTGGCAACATTGTCATTGCCTATTTTAATTGCAAGTTCAACACATCTAATAAGTCTTTCTTGTGTTGCTTCTTTAGGCACTATTAAAGAATGTCCTTCTGTAACTGGATATCCGTCATTGTACCACATCATGTCTTTAAAATCATACACCACATCTGTCCAAGGTGCTCTTCCGTCTTTCTTTGCTTTTTCTAATGTGTCTACTTCTATCATTACCATTGCTCCCAAGGAAATACAATCCATTGTGGATTTTCTTCTTTGTTTATATTATAGCACCAATAATCCAATGTGTCAAACTTGCTTGGCTTATTGTGTATGATTGCGGCTGTTTTTACTCTGTCTTCTCCACCAAAATTTTCACGAATGAATTTGAATGTGCTACCGGAATCATTAATGTCATCGATAATTAATATTTTTTTTTGAAATGCATAGGCTTTTTCTAGATTAGATAAATCTGGTTTTGCTTTATGATCTCTCAATCTAACGTCTAATACTTCGTGTGGAATATGCATTCGATGACTCATATACACACCAGGAATACATCCACCTCTGTTGATACCCATAACAAGGTCAGGTTCAAATCCATCTTTACCCATTTGCTCACAGATTTTATCCATGCCGTTTCGAACCTGTATCATTGTAAAATAAACTTTATTGTCCATTAGTAGTTCTCTTCATCTGGGTTTTTAGAACAATAATCTGTATAACAGATTCTCCAAACGTTCTTAAATTTTTCATATGCTATTTGTAATGAAGGATAATCGTCACACACTTTATCTATAGTTTCTAAAGTTGGTACTGTGTCTTCAAAAGGTTTACCAGGTAAGAAATCGTCAAACTTCATATTTTCAAAACCTTTCCCTGCATCTGGACCAAAGTCAATTGGTTCTGTGAGTGTGAATGATGAGGAATCTGTTGAATAACTCACAACCGGTCCTGCTGAACTACTAGTGAGTGATTCAGAATCAACACTCCATATTTCTTCTTCTTGTTTTTTACTAATTGTCATATAAATTTAACTCCTTTAAGATATATTAATATAACTCTTCTACTTTATCACAAATCTTAAGTCTTTTTGCTTCCTTGGCATCTAACCACACATCCTGTGGTGGCAGTAAAATTTCTCTAATTTGTTTTTCGTTCATGCCTATACATTTTTTGTAGTGTTCAATCATTCGTTTTGTACTCAGTTCGAATTCTTTAACTCTTGCATACAGTTCGTGTTCTTTACCTGCACTGCCCCAACTGTATTGGTGTGATAGTATTGCAGTATTAGGTGTTAATATTCTTGAACCTTTTTTACCTGCTATGAATAATAAAAATCCACATGACGCAATTAATCCTAATCCCACAGTTTTAATTGGTATAGTACTCGCTTTCATTGTATCAATCAATGCAAATGCGGCGTGTACATCTCCACCAGGTGAATTAATTATCAAAGTTAGTTGTGGTAATCTTGTGTCTGCTAGATTGTGATTCATAATCCACTGAATGCAACTTCTACAAGATTCCATTGTGATGTCTTCCATCAAAACGTAAATACCGTTAGATGCTAGATTATTTTGTTGTTCTGGTGGTCGTCCTTTTTTAGCCATTTGATAAAACTCCATATAGTTTATTGCCTGAAAAATATTGTTCTTTCAGTTTTGTTTTTTGTTTTATAACAGCAGGAGCATACTTTGAATAGTTTTCCATGTAATCATCTATCTTAGCCATCAACTGTTTTTTGTGTTTTCTGTAACTTTCCATATTCTCTGTCCATTCACTTGGGTATAAGAATTCATTTAGTGCCATCTCTTTGTAACTTAATCTGTCAGGCATCATTGGAATAACTCCAAGTATAGCACCTTCATACCAACTGATACCTAATGTTTCTTGTAGATTAGCACTGAACATTAATTTTGCTTCTCCTAACAAGTTATGATATTCGTTTTTAGATAAAGTTTTTTCCTGACAAACCACAAATTCATATTGTGGTAAAGCATTTTTTAAATCTTGAAATATAGCAGGTTGTTTTTCAGGAGCCATTCTATGTGGGAAAAGAATAATATCTTTCTTCTCCATGTTCTGATACATATCCAAAGTGTGTTCCATATACTCCATGGGCCAACCTACTTTTACAACTTTATCATTATCTTTGGCTTGTGTAAATGTTTTAGAAAATAAATCAATATGAAATTGTGTAGCAAAGAAATTGTGATCAAATGTATCAAACATTGCCTGTTCTGTGTTTCTTACCCAAGGTTTATCTCCAATCAGTCTACCTAAGAAGTCTTGCGGATCATATGAACCGGCGTGCCACATACCGCCTATCTTAATTTTTACTTTTAACAGTTCTGCCATATACTTTAATTGTAATACTGTGGGATTCCATGCATCTGTATACAAAAAGTAATCACCATCTTTTATTTTGCCATCGCAGAACAATTTACCTATCTGTTGCATTTGATTGGCTTTGTAAACATTAGTGCCACCAAAGTTTAAAAATGCTCCAGGTGTAGTTGCTTGTGGAGTATCTCCGCCACTAATAGACACAACATCCAAATTAGTAGCACGTTTAAGTTGTTTAGGAAGATTAGACTTCCATTCCTTTGTGTACCTTGTGTCAACTGCTTCTAAGTCTACTATATAAATTGTCATTTATTGTCCATGTTTAAAATAATTGTTAGTCCGGCAAATGCTCCGAACGAATAAAAGTAAATGTCATTTAGCATTTCATTGCCGCCTGTTAGTGGATGAGGCATAGTAATACCAAATCCTATTAAACAGGCAAAAGCAATAATACCGGACAAGTAAATCAAGGATTAATCCTCAACATGGTAGATGCTCTCACTACCATTTTCACCATCTTCGCTAACGTTGATGATAATCTCTCTACCTGGGTATTTTTTAGTAATTGTTTCATATAGATCATCACTTATCATTTCGCAAGATTTATAATCCAACTGTAAAGTTTTTTCTGCATACAGTTTTTCTAACCATCTTTTGAATTGAATAAATTCAATGTCTCGATCATCGTGAAATACTTCAATCTCAACTTTAAAATGAAATATATGTCTGTGAGGATACCCTAAAAATGATACATCATACTCGTCGCCTGTTGCTAATTTTGGATCATCCAATGCCGCAGGATATTTGTGAATGCCTTCTTTTTTAAATGTTACCCATATAAATGTTTTTTTATTCATAACTAATTATAGCAATTTTATTCGTCTGTGTCAACGTCAATTACTGTATCTCCCACATATTCTTTCCAATCTGTATAGTGCATATCCTTGGTAATTTCTTTTAGGTTTCTGCTCCAAACACCTGTGTTTGAATGTCCCCAAGTAACATCATCTATTTTAAGAGTAGCATTACTATTCACTTTGTAAATGTTTGGAATTTTAGCACTTATCATTGGAATAAATTTTTTATAACTCATTAAACCTGTACTTGTAACAGTTTCCATATATTCTATACCAAAATCAAGTGTTATCCAAAAGTCTTTGTCTAATAATGATTTGATCATTTCATACCACGGCTTTATCTGTTGTTCGTTGTTGATAACAAAACTTTGACTAGTTCCAAAATATATGTGTTTTGCTTTGTGACTAACAGCCAATTTTTCAATTTCTTCAGCGGATCTAACACCAACCACAAAAAGTGTTTGCCAACCTTTTGCTATTGTGTTTTCTATCTCGGTACCTGTAAAGTATATTACCTGTTTTCTTTTTGCTGTGTCTAAAGCCATTCTATGTATCCTCTGCTGTATCCTGGCATTCTTTGATTGCCTTCTTTAAAAGCATCATGCCATTCTGTTTTTCTATTATATCCTTTGCTCCAAAATTTATCTATATTCAAAGCACCCTTTTCAATCATGTTAACTGCTGTCTTCATACATCTTTGAAAATCTTTTTGTCTAGGAGATGGAAACACAACAGTGACAGCATTCCATAACAGTTTGCTAAATGATGTTGTAATTTTATCTGTTTTCTCTGCACCTAGCACAATTAATCCTTGTGGTTTTATGATATCTCTTACAAAGACTTCATCTCTAGTGTTTAAATCTATCACGATATCATACATTCCTTCAAATGTATCTTTTAAATTGTCGCCCCAACGTTCTTTGTTGTGACTGCCTATTACATCTATTTGGAAGAAATAATTAGCACTTAGATATTGATACACAACCCAACTAAGAAATCCACTGCCTATAATGGCAATTCTTGATTCTTTGCTGTTACGTTTTTCAAACTGGTATTCTTCTTGCATAACTACATTCAATCCACAAGCAACTGGTTCTATGATGTATTTAGGGTCTGCTTCAGGAACACTTACATAAGTTCCTTTATCAGCATTGTATTGATCAGCATAAGCAGGCTCACCCCTTGTTGCAACATAATCTCCCACATCAATATCTTTTACTTCGCTACCTATTTCTAACACTTCACCTAAACCTTCATGACCTTGCATGTTCAAAGGAAGTGGACCAAAGTCTCCATTCATCATATCTATATCACTTCTACACACACCAGTAAAAACACTTTTTACTCTTATTTGATCGGAGGTAATATCAGGTACTTCAAAATCACCTTCTTTGAATTCGCCTTTACCTTCAGTGTATAATATCTGTACTTTTGTCATTAATTTTTTCCTGTATGTATAAATCTTGTTCCAATTGATTGTTCCAAAACATATCATCTTCTAGATGTATCAAACTGTCTTTGATCATTTCTTTATATGCTTCTTCTGGACATAATCCTAAAGGTATTGATGCTAAATGTGATTCTCCATCTTTGTAAAAATGTATAGCCATGTCATCGTGTAAGTTAGTTTTCCAATTAGCATACAGTATATAGGTTTTGTTACCATCTGTCAATTCCATAGTGGCTGAATCATCTACATCATAAACTCCATTTTCATTGACAACACCATAATCTGTGCCTGTGCAATCTGACAAGTTCCATCGTTGCTCTGTGTGATACTGTTTAACTTTAAAATCTTGATAACTGTTCTTGTTCACTGACATCATTATACTCATTAAGTGAGGCAATAAATCTCTACTCACACCACCAAATGCTTTGCTTTTATCTGTAAACCATGTTCCTGGACCAGGAATTCTATTTTTGTTTACCCAGTTGATCTGTATCATATCACTTGCTTCACAATTTTCTGCTATCTGTTTGATATTGTTTCTCCACTGATTGTTCTTTGTCATCATAAATCTTGTTGACTTATTTAGGTTCGTAAGCAACCTCCAGTGATTAATTGTTTCCACACCTGGCTTCTCCACAAACACAATCTTTGTGTGTTCTGCTAATTTTAATGCTGTCTTGTAGTGTAAATGATTAGGCACACAAATATGAGCAGTGTCAAATGGTGCATGAGCTGTTATGGCTGTTGTAAGTTCTGTAAAGTCTGCACCAGCATTAGGATTTATATCTACAGTAATCACTTCATGTCCCATTCTTTTTAGAATGTTAACGTATAACTGTCCAAATCCTAATCCAACAACCAAACTTTTCATTGTTATAATGTATCCTGCATTTTCTTTAATTGTGTTTTTAAAAACAGTTTCATCTTTTTAAATTTTAAAAGAAGTTCTTTACTGCCCCATGATCTATCATAAGAACGTTCAGACTCCATTTCATTAACTTTATTCTTGTACCAGTTGTATTCCTTCTCAACTGACTTTACTTTTCTACTTTTTCTTATTGCCATTTTAAGCCTCCTCAAATAGGTTAGAAAATTGTGTACTTGCATTCACTGTCTTTTTACCTGTTGCTCCTCTAGTGCCAATGATTGACATCCAGAATCTTGAAAACTCTTCGATTACCATGTTTGCCTCATCTCTACTACTGGTGGCAAATATGGCATCCACAATATCTTTAAAAGCAACTCTATCAAACTTCTCTTCAACCAACATTTTAGGATTTAAACCTAAATCATATTGACGATTTGCTTCTTGCACTGCTGAAATATGTGTCCACACATTGTGTGCCATTTGTAGTGTGTAACTGAATGAGTCCCAAGATGTTCTACCTTCATTGCCCATCTTGTTTAAATCACCCGGTTTATAACAGGTAATATCTTTCAGCATCAATCTTTTACTGATAGGACTGTCCATAAATCTTTCAAATATACCTTTTTCTAACACAGCATCTCTAAATAATTTTGTTTCTGTTGAAAAATCTTTATTATCAACACTTGGTTGCATTCTGTATGTCCATTTCTTTTTGTCTTTAATTTCTATGTCAGTGTAAATTTGACCATTAGCACTGGCTAAGAAAGGTGAAGCACAATCAAATGTGATCATAAAGTTTGGATTGTGATACTTTCTAATTGCTCTTTGAACATCTGTTAGTAGCACTGCCCACTCTAATTTACTTGTACCTAAGAAGTGCATCACATCATGTACACCTTTTTCTAGTAAGCCGTCAAATCTTAAAGCCACTAGACGTTTCAATGCCAAGTGTATATCACACATATTCTGACCACCCATTGCCCAACCATTAAAGTGTGTGCTAGGATGTATCTTTGGATCACAATAGTCTTTCATTTGTGTGTACCAATCGTCTGCTTGTTGGAAGTTTTCACCTTGCAGTACATTTAAAAACTTACAATTACCATTTCTATTTTTCATAAAATAGTCGTTGTTAATTTTTGTACCATCAACTGCTTCTTGATATGAACTGATTTTACTTGCCGCCGCACCCGCAGGAGAACGAGATACCCAAGCAGGTATATCCAATATCATACCATAGTCCATATTACCATCCATAAACGCCAACACTTGTTCACGTTTCTTTTTAGCCTTAGGACAATTAGAATCTTTCCAATCACCTTCCCAAACACCTTTACCAATCTGGAAACCACCTGAATCGCCAAGTACCCAGTTGTCTTTTCTGTCTCTATTTCTAATAATATCGTCTCTTACAGAAAAGTGATCCATATTTAAATCAGCATGACCCGCCGAATATAAATGCCACTTGTAATAGAAATAAGTGTCTTTGGAACTCATATAATTCATTCCTTCAACACCATGTTCAAAGTTTTGAGGTACTCTTTCAGGTTTTATGTAGTCTTCTTGATGTCTTGCTTTACCAAGATCCCTAGCATAAAAACTGCTTAATGCAGGAAGAAAAGTTGCATAGTCTTTCTGCTTTTCAGTTAGATTATCAGTTGGTATCTTCTTATCCATATACTACTTTGTTTGTGCAGGCAATATGTAATTGTATTCACCAATTCCACTATCTACTGTAATCTGCATTGCTCCTTGATCAGAAATACTCATTTTAACTTTCCCATCAAGACTTAAAATACTGATTACTTGTTGTATCGGCCAACTCCAAGTGTTTTTTAATTCACCTGTTATATCAGATTGAAATACAAATGATCCTGCGTGTGAATTAGCATCACCAAAATAAAACATCAATGTATTATTTTCTGTCTTCACAGTAAACACAGTTTCTTCAACGTGTGCCGCCGCCTGTAATTTTAATCTTTGTATTGCCGCAAGTTTAGGTTCAAAATCAATATCCCAATTAGATCCTTTAAATTTAACAGATTTTAATTTTTCATTAATAATTTCAGTACTCATAAATCTGTAATCATTTTTAAAATCACCACCTGCATTTTCAAAGTGAATATGCGTTGGAATAGTTTTGCCATTTCTCTCTGCTGACTTAACTTCGATCTTTGCTTCTTTTTGATACTCTGGACATTTCAAGTGCAAAGCCAATTTGTCTAAATTAGGCATACCAAATACACCATCAAATTCATTTACTTTATTATTTGTGTTTGCTGAAAGAATAACTGATCTGTCTTCAGCCATACTTTCTATTTTTGTTTGTTCTTCATTGCTTACTTTTACAAGGCTAAGAAATCCTAGCGAATGTGTATGTGCAACGATGTCTTGTAAGATGTCTTTCATATTATTATTCTCCTGTTTATTACATTATATTTAGGTTTTGACGAAAAGTCAATGACTAATTGTTCCATCTTGATTTCACTCCAAAATGTTTATAAGCCTTCTGCACACTTTTGGCTTGAAAATAACAATCAGCCAATGCGTTGTGTAGTGACATTTGTATGTCTTTTCTTGGATCTTTTGGTAACATATTGAATAGAGTTCTTGAATCTCTAATTTGCCAATAGTTCCATGGGACTGGTTGTCCCAATTGAGCATACAAATTCTGTAATATGGCGTAATCAAAAAGTGGACCTTGGCACCATAATTCGTCTATGCCTACACACCATTTGTTTAATTGTTTTACCATACTGTTTAATGAAACTCTATCTTCATCTCCTAGTGCTTCATCTCTAATTTTTTCATCTTGTCGACCCCACCATTCTAAAGTGTTTTCATCCACATGTCGACCCAATGCACTTTGTTCATCAACATCTACTCTTAGGTACAATCCTGCATTTGGTTCTGCATCTGAGTATGGATCAAATTTTATAGCACCCAATGTTAACAAAGTAGCATCTGGTCTGGTGCTCAATGTTTCCAAATCTATCATTCCGTGTGTAGACATCTATCCTCCAAAATCAAAAAGATTGTTAAATGTGTTATTACTTTCGGTTGACTTAATGTCCCAACCTAATACTCCAAGCAAGTTACCAAGTTTATTATCGATCACTGTGCTTTCCATTGTAGCATCATCAAATGGCAATTCTTTAAACCATTCTGGAATACGCAATTCATCTACAGGATACGCAACACTGGTAAAGTCTAATGGATTCTTTTTTAATTTACAAACAATTACTTTCATACCATCCATAATTTCTTGCGAATACTTGTCACTGTTCATACGTTTAAGTGTGTTCCAGTTAATACTTGCTCTTACGTGTCCAGGCATGTTTGCTTTGCCCAGTCTTGCTTCTTTTTTAGAATATTCACCTATGTTGTTTGCTCTACGTGGAGATCCTTTCTCCCAGCCTGGTCTTGTTTTAAACTCATTTCTGAATTGTGTAATTTTATCTAACACTTGTTCTTCTGTGTTATCGGACAACACCATTAATAGTAATTCAGATAAGAAGTTCTGAATATACACAGGTGTGTCTGATCTTTTTAAATCTAGTCCCATTGCTTTAATTTTGCCTGCCTTGCCGTCTTGATCAGCTCTAAATCCTTCTAAATCATAAATCAATATCGCATATCTTTTCTTTGTGATAAACAAGCCTGATGTTGCTACAGATTCTCTACCTGCTTGAATTACTTCTGCTCTTGATTTCAAACAGTGAAATGCCTGACCCATAAATTTTTTAAATGAATTGTTCACTTCTCCAGCAACTTGATCATATAGTTTTACAACACTTTCTTTTGTCCAAGGTATTTGTCCCGCATCTATTTCCTTTTTAAGAACTTCATATGCTGAAAAATAAGCCGAGTCTGTGTCACCATAAATTAATGCTTTGCCTACATGATCATACTCGCCAGTTATCACTTCATTGATCTTGGATGCCATGTGTTTAGATATCTGTCTGCCTGATAATGTTGTTGATTGTCCAATACGTTTGTCAAAGAATCTGCAACCTGGATTAAGAATAGCACCATACAAACTGTTCAAGTTAATCTTTTTAACCAGTTGTCTTTTATCCCAGAATTCCATTTCTGCTTCGTTCTTTGCTTCTTTGGCTTTCTTTAACATAGACTGCATATCTTTACGTTCACTATACCAACGTTTAAGTAGTCCAGGAATAACACCTTCAAATTCGTTTGTGAATATTGTTCCATTTGCACTTATCATCATAGGATTGTTACTTTCAAATATCATCTTGTAGATTTCAGCACCACTCATTACGTCTACTTTTCCATCTTCCCAATCCACATTAATACTGATATCTTTTCTTTTTTCCATTACAGCGTCATATTCTAATGATCCAAAATGATTTTCCCATGCACCTGCAAATGATTTTTTTTGCAATGTCATTTGTTCATCAATGTATTCATCTGTGTATGTTGGTCTCAGTTGTCCCATTACACATTCAGGAGCCATGTTTAAAGCTCTAATTACAGACGGATACAGCGAATTAATATCCATCGAACCAATCCATTTGTGCAATCCTTTTTTAGGATATGCCACATAAGCACCTGCGGCTGATGTTGAGGTGTCATCTCTTTTTGGTCTATTTGGTACTTGTACTCCTCGTCTGTGTGCTTCATTTATAATTGCTTGTTCTGTAACTGCAACTGCACCCATAGTGGTTTGTAGTAAAACTGTGTTACTGTGTGCTAGTTCATTTGATAATGCTATGAATCTCAACTTACGATCCAACTTATCCAATAGTGCCACGTCTTGTCTGTTGTATTCTATGAATGTTCTAAAGTCTTGATTGTAAAGTTGATCTAAACTTCCTTCATACACAGTTTTAGTCTCACCTATTTCATGGTCACCAATAGCATCTAATCTATATGAATGTCGTTCTTCGTAGGTGTATTTTCTATAAAGTTCCAATGAGTCTAAATGTACTCTGCCAACTAAATCATAAGTTTCTTGTTCTCTACCATATCTTTCAAAAGTTCTTTTCTTAGGCATTTGTTTCCACAAACATAAACGTCTTGTGTCATCTTTGCTCATTACCTTTTTAATTCTGTTTATGATATATGGTAAGTCGTAACCTTCTGAATTCCATCCTGATATTACATCAGCGTCTTCGATAATATCTAAAAATGCTTTGATCATATCTGCTTCATCTTTATACAGATACACATTGTCTATGCCTTTTGTAGTTTCTTTGGCTTCTTCTATACCCATTGTTTTAGGTGGTATGGCAAATGTAACCATAGTGCCTAACCATTGTAACGAAACGGTGATTGCTGTGATTGGCATGAAAGGATCACTGGGTTGACTAAATCCTCTTTCAGGATCATAATCTGTTTCAATATCAAAAAATGCTATATTTAAATCAGGAGCATCTTGATTAAGATAGTTTTCACTTAAACATTGAAAGATAGGATTTATATCAGATTCAAATAATGTTTTGTTTCTGTTAATTGCAAGTTCTTTGTGAAAATCTTTTGTGTTCTTTGAAACAATTCTACTTAAAGGTTTACCGGTGGTACTTTTAAACTTTCCGCCTGGATCTTCATGATAGAATGTGTATTTGATTGGATATTCTTTGAATACCCTTTCTTTGTTTTGTCGTTCAACAACTCTGATGATGTCAGAGTTTCTGTCAAAATATCCGTCTATGTAACTCATTTATTCTCCTTTTTGTCATTTGTGGCTGACAAAATACCTAAAATCAATTGTGGATGATTCTTCCTTACTTTATATAATATAATAGTATACCTCCGAAACCCATTGCTGTCAATACTAAATTTGTTACAATCAGTGCCGGTTCTTTCCAAAGAAAGGATACTATTAACCAAATTATTCCACCCAAAGCCAAAAGCAATGGACCTACAGGATATAATTCAGGAAATCCTGCGTTTATAAAAGTGCCTATGATTAATACTGCGGTTGCTAGCCATTTTAGATTTTTGCCTGTTGTTACCTTTTTCATAAATTAATTTGTTTCATATCTATCAAATACTCTGTTGATTACATTGTTCACTCTTACAAAGTGTGCCGCTTTAGGCATATCTTTGATACGTCTTGCTCCAATATAAGTGCAAGTGCTTCTTACTCCACCTAACAACTGTTCAATAGTGTCTTTGACTGAGCCTTTGTCATCTAATACAACTGTTTTGCCTTCTGTGCCTCTGTATCCATCTTTTCTAGAACCATGTGTTGTGAATGCTGATTCAGAACTCATTCCATAAAAATATCTTTTACCATCTCGTAATTCAGTTTCACCTTCTTCATGTCCTGCCAACATACCACCAAGCATGACAAAGTGAGCACCACCGCTCAATGCTTTTGAAACATCACCTGGCTGAGTACATCCGCCGTCAGCAATGATATGTCCTCCAACTCCATTTGCCGCATCTGAACATTCCATAATGGCTGAAAATTGTGGAACACCTACTCCTGTTTGTGTTCTTGTGGTACACACACTGCCTGGACCAATTCCAACTTTCACAATATCAGCACCTTTAATAATTAATTCTTCAGTCATGTTGGGTGTGACAACATTACCAGCAATGATAACTTTTTCTGGATACTCGTCTCTAATTTTTGAAATGAAGTCTACAAAATTTTCATGATATGCGTTTGCAACATCGATAGTGATACACGGAATATCTGGAAATGCTGACATCACTTGTTTAAGAGTTTGATAGTCTTGTGCATCTTTATCCCATATTGCTCCAGTACCAACACAAGCAGAAACATACTTAAATTTTAATCCTGTGCCTGCCGCTTGTTTCCAATCGTCTATGGTATAATGTTTTCTAATAACTGTGAGCATTTTGAATTCTTGCAACACTCTTGCCATTGAAAAAGTTCCTACCCCATCCATATTACTTGCCATGATTGGCACATATGTAAGTTCTTTACCACTGTTTTTAAATTTAAACTTTCTTAAGATATCAACATCACGTCTTGAACTTAATGTGGATCTTTTAGGTTGTAGCAATACATCTGAATAATCTAAATGTATGTTATAATCAATTCTCATTAAATTTTATTTTCTAAAGATTCAATGTCAATCCCTACCATTGTGTTCATGCCTGCAACAGGGCTAGTT